ACACATACCAGTGGATATCAATTACCCTCTTCTCAAGCATATGAGAATGTGATGAGACCTCCACCTAAAGGGCCTAGGATAGACCATCCTCAACAAACTGCTAGTGATTTGACACCCGCGAGCAGTAGACAAGTCAACCGACCTGGAGTCGCTCGCTCTGTTGGAGGGCAACAAATATCATCACCTGGTGGACCAACTGATGGCATGACAGGTTTCCAAGCAGCCTCTGTTCTAACGTCGTTTGAAAGATTGTTAGAATATGAAGGGATTATATCGAAGGCTAAGATTAGTGGTGCTGATATAACAGAGTTCAGATTCTTAATTAGAGAGTTGAAGAAACTGTTACGTTCAGGCGCGTTGAAAAAGTCCGGCTTGGAAGATGCTGAGCATGACGATGAGAGACCCAGCCCTAATTCCCATCGGAAGACAACGAGCCACCCTACCGGAGCCACAGAGGTAGACCCTGACGACGACCCCCGATATTGGGGAGCGCACCCGATGGGCCTTTTGTTGCCTCGGAGGGGACACATGTGATAGGCGTATCAATACTCAAAGGGGGAGGAGTCCTTCTACAAGGAGACCATGCGAAAGAAGCCGGTGGTATGCACCGAGCCCTCTCTCCAGGTGAAATGGCTAAGTTTTTTCCTGACGGAGAAAACCCCTTCCATATTAATCCCATTACCTTGAAGAGGTATGACGAAGACCCTAACTACGATAATAGAGATGTCCTCAAAGCAATTATTGAAGACAGTGCATACGCTTTGGAAAAGGCCGGACACCCTGTATCGCAAAACCCAACAGAACTACGCAGAATGTTAAGGGAGATGCTCAACAAATCTCTACATTTATTCAATAGTAGACAAACTAATGATTTGAATAAGTACCCTGAGAAGGCATACTTAGATGTGAATAATGAGAAGTCATTACATCCTGAGTTTCAAGGCCACGCTTATGCACCTAGGTTCCAAGAGAACATCAATAAACTCAAACCGGAGCAGATAAGAATCCGCAACAAAAAGAATCAACTTATCATGTACAACGCTAGTCAACAAGACCACGCACAACATGGACACATGTCAGAGAGTGGATTCTTTGGCGCCCTCCCACTCTTCCTAAAGATGTTCACTGACCAATTTAATGTTGAACCAATGCATACCTTAGGAAAGGGTAACTACATTAAACCAGAAAGCATGGTAGTTCACACTAATCCAACAACAGGAGAGAGGAGCAACCCATGGAAATATCATTACTCCAATCAAAACGTATTCGACTCTGCTGATAGAGGCACACGGCACAGCAGAGCAGACGGGCAGCCTCATCACTTGAGAAGTGTGATGGGTAGTTTGCACCCTGCTTGGTTCCAGCCTTCGCACGAGACCGACTACGCCAGCGCACAATCGAGGCTGGCATATGCTCGTATCATACTCACGAGGAATGGAAGAGGCTCAGAAGCCAGTGATGCAGACATTCTCAATTTCGCTCGGTCGAACCTCATGCAAACCATACACGACTCGGCTATAGGTAGAAGGTCTACTCGCAGTAATACGAGAAGTAAGAAACTCATAGATGACATGAGAGAGGTGATAGGGTTGAATCGTCGTGGCTCCGGTGTGATGCATACTAATGAGCAGAAACAGTTAGATGATTATGTCAGAGTTAACGCTTCTAATATCAATGTTGGTAGGTATATTGGTCAAGGCGGAATTAACGCAAAATCTCACCATAATGCAAAAAGCACACTACAAGAGGCTCTCATGCTTACTATGATGATTGCAGGCAATCCAAAATACGATAGGATGCTACAGAGGAAAAGAGGGGCCGATGATGGTTTTGCTATAGGTAAGTTATTGCAACAGAAGTTCATGCAGTCCCACGCTCACGACACCGATTACGTAGACGCTAGCAATTTCCAGTTTTTCGAGCCTGGAGATGTACCAAAACCAGTGGTCTCTCTAGACCCTAATGGTACTCTCGCTGATGGTCGTGCGATGCGTTCTCCACGAGTTCCCACGGGAGAGTTTGCAGTGTCCGACGCACCTTCAGGTCCAGGTCAAAGAATCACAGGTAACTTGGGATACACTCAAGCACTACCCCCTCAATTACCACCTAGAGACCCAACCTTCGACCCTGGATTCAAAACATCATCTGACACATTGACAGATTTGATGGAACACCTACAATCAGCAGATGCTAGGATGGATTCATTAATCATCAAGTCCCTACCGTCACGTAGAAGATTCTACTTAGACGACGATACAGATTGTAATATTCTATGTAAGTCTTTCTCGTTAGAAACTAGAGATTTGCATCTAATAGACCAAAGTCTAGGTGACTGGACGCTTATAGCGGAACGCTTGAAAGTGGAGCCCCGTGTGGTGAAAGCGGTCAAGGTGGCCTTGAGGTGGTAAAATAGGTTTCTTACACGATTGGGATGACTTGATTAGCAAGAGAAAACTTCGAGTTAGTGGTCTTGACCCAAACAACCCACCTACTATGCACAGTAGACCTAGGATTCACCCGTTAGGTGCTTTCAGTAGATTGGCCGGTGGTGGGGTAAGACCAGTTGGCCAATTCGGCCCTGATAATTCATTCGAGTACCCTCATGACATCCAGGTAGGAGACCCGTCCAAAAACCCTGGATTCTATCAGCGAGCAAAAGACTACTCAAGAATGGCAGAAATGTGGAGTGACCAGCAAAATAGTCTACGACGGTTGGTAGCGCAGAACCCTAATGCGAGACTACCCGCAGGCTTTGCAGGAAAACAGAATCCTGGTTTTGCTCGAGATTATCTTCACGATGCTGGCCAACGTGAGGGTTCCAAAGGTGGAAGGAAACCTGAGCAATATATTCTGTACACCAACGATGGTCCCGAAATGTTAGGAGGGGTAGGTGATAGAGGGCCGTTCCACAACAGACTCGCTAACTTCATGAATCATGTTGTTTCTTTCATTCCAGGCCTACGAGACCCCCAATACAGAAATCAACTCAAAAGAATACAACGTATGCAGAAAGATGCGATAAAGGTTCTAGATTATCACACCCGTGGTAAGATGATGAACCCCAATCGTGAGATGTCAGATGCAGATAAGAAGATAGTCAATGAGTTCCTCAGTACCTTCTATGTCACAGAGGGTTTGGATGTCAATGCGGCTAAGCGTGCTGCTGCTATGATGACACAAATGCAGAGCGATAACCCTGCAGAGGTCGACAAGCACATGAACGAGGCCATTGAATCCGGTGAAACTGACCCACAAAAACTTTTCAATTATGTTAGTCAAAGGATGAAAGTGGGAGACGATGTTGGAGATGTTGATTTTGGGGATGAATCTACCGGAGATGTGGCAGATGATGTGCCTGACGGTTCAAAGTTGTCTTACATCCTACCTGAGATAGGGCATACTCAAGGAAAATCATACAAGCCGGCAGATTGCGAGTTCGCTCAGCAGTTCTTAGGAGGCAAGCATCTACAGGATACAACAGCAGGAGGTAAAATGGTCAACCTACAACCGAGCCACTACAAGGCTTTACGAACTGCTTTGGAGGCTGCTAAAAGAGACGTACACGCAAATGCGAACTCTCACATAAAAGGGAAACTACCTGCTAATCCGGACCAAAGCGCGTTCGATTTCATACTCAATAATCCTGCATTCAACTCATCGTTAGAAGGCGCATCTAAGACTGCGAGAAATCGTGTCAAAGGCTCTTTGCAGAGCCTTTCAACCCAAGGACAAAGCGAGCGTATCAGTGCTATGGTTGGTTATGTGCTAGGCAATCCCGAGCACGTTCAGCAAGTCACTCAAGAGAGGGGTATGACCAATTACGACCCTGCTCAACCACATACTTATTTCACCCCTCCTGCTGAACAACCTAATCCTGGACAGAACATAGACTTGACTGGGTCGGATGAGGTGCAACTCTCAGAACGCGAACCTATTGACCTAGCGTGGAGCATCCTCAAGGGGGCGTAATATTGCCTAGCCCTACAATATCAACAGAAGTAATAGAAGAGATAGATTGGGAGATGGCTAAGAAGGATTTTAAGTTCTTCTTTGAGCAGATTTTAGGTTGGCAGTTAGCAGACCATCATGCTAAATGGTTTCATAACTTAAATACTCATAAAAGATACTGTGTTAAGGCTTCGAGAGACCATGGTAAATCTACTTTGTTTCTAGGTTATTTGTTATGGAAGGTTATATTCACTCCCAAACTTGACACTATGATATTCAGTCACAGCCTAGACCAATCAATACGACATATGAGAGGACTTAATGATTTGATTGACGGTTCTCCCATGTTGGCTAAGATGAAAGACAAGGACGCTTGGTCCAAGACATTCTTTGGGTTTACCAACGGCTCTCGAATTAATGCTAAGTCCGTAGGAGGTGGTGTCCGTGGTGCTCACCCCGACCTCATACTTTGTGACGATATTTTGTGGGGCACTACTGAAACTGAACTCCAGAGAGTAGCCTCATGGTTTTATGAAGTGTTGATGCCTACTCTCCATCATACTTCTCAACTTTGTATAGTAGGGACTCCTTTCACTCCTACTGACCTTTACACAGAGTTGGAGGCTAGGGACGGATATCTCGTAGAGACTTATCCTGCAATTAATGAGAAAGGAGAACCGCTTTGGCCTTGGAGGTGGTCTTTAGAGGCTTTAGATTTAAGACGGCAAGATATGCCAGCCATCGCATTCACTCGAGAATATCTGTGCGAACCAATGGACGATATGTCCAGCCTTTTCCCCTCTGCTGTAGTCAATGCATGTAAAGACCCATATCTCCATCTCATGGACAGGCGAGACCCTGATGACGACAGTCAGTATTTCATTGGCTGGGACCCTGCTATATCCTCTGACCGTTCAGCAGACTACACTGTAATGATGGTATTGAGAAGGCCCCCTGAGGATACTAACCTACTCGAAGTGGTGCATGTAGTCCGACGTAAGGGTATGGATTTCAGAACACAAATCATAGAGATTCAGCGATTGAACAACAAGTTTCGCCCTGAGGTGATAGAGTTAGAGGCTAACCACTTCCAACGTGTGTTTGCTACGGAACTGAGAGCAGATACAGATTTGCCGATAAAGACCTTCATCAGCACAAAACAAAGAAGGGAGAGTTTGCTGATGGGTTTGGTTCTTCGATTCGAGAGAGAGCAAGTTCGTCTACCTTGGGCTGACGAGAGAGCCCGTGAAGTCATAAGCCAGTTAGAGCACGAGTTAATCATGTTCGGTATGAGTAAGACTGGTAAACTAGATAGTATCGCAAGGCATGATGACTTGGCTATCGCTCTTGCTTTAGGTAATTGGGCGACTACCGAGTTCCGTGAGAGAATTATAGACTTAGATAGTTTAATGTCGGGGTTGATAGATTGATTTGGGGCAGTGCTCTTATTGGTGATGATTTCGATGCAGATACTGATGAGCCTGATGCAGATAAGGCTTGGGTCATCAAACAACTCATGCAACATCCTGTGTTGAAGAACAGCGTAGGAGTAGTAGCATTTGGAAACAACAGCAAGACCCCTACTGGAGGTGGAGGTAAATTGGGAGCAGGCCCGTCTGCTGCCTCGGAAGTAGACACTCCAGAAGAGAAGAAAAACAAAAAGAAATTGATGGAAGAAATGAGACAAGACGGAATGAAACTAGCGTCAGATGCAGGTTGGTTCGAGGACTCTTTCGGTAAATCAGCGTCCGCTTTAGTCAAGGACCTAAGATTGAAGAGGAGAGTCCACAAACAATTCAGTCAAGACATAGACGATGCAATCATGGCTATACGCATGGCGAAAAGCAATGAGGTGCAAAGAGGGCTAGATAGTATAACATGGGGTGGTGACTATTTAGATGCGATAAAGGGAATGAACCTCAATGACAAAGATTTCAAGGCTTTGATTAAGCATGGTGAGAAGAGACAAGTCTCGCTCATCCAAGCGTGCAATCAATGGCAAGACGCTAACAATGTGCTTACTAAATTGTCTCAAATAAATGGAGAGTTTGACGAGGGACAATTATCTCTTTGGTCTGACGCCACTAAAATGAAGAAAGACGCTAGACAGATGTGGAGACATTCTCTGCATCGTTCCTCTAAATTGAACAAAGCAGAGCAACACTCTCTATTATCAGCCAGTGACTTGTTGGATTATCACGGACCGATGGACAGCAGAACAATGCACACCCACATGACAAGCAATGACGGTAGAAGCGCAGGTCTTCCCTCAGTGCAACAACTTGGTGCTTTGTTGAAAACGTACGGTCCGGATTATGACATATTCAAACATGGTACTTTGTGGGAGAGGCAGAGTTCACAATCTCCTTTGCTAGTGAAAGACCCTTGGGCCTACGCTGCAGGATTCTTAGATGCTGATGGTTACATCACCATTAGTAAGAAGGGAGAACCACGCGCAGGATTTGTGGCAACAGGGGATAGAGGTAAGGTGCATTGTGAGAATCTCTATGATATGATAGGTGCTGGTGTACTATCTCTTGACCTCAAAGTGCACAAGAGTAGCAAGAGGAGCCAACATAGACTGCAATTCTATAGTAAAAATGATATCAGTAAATTACTCAAAGGCACTTACCCACATCTTAGACTAAAGAAAAACCAAGCACGTCACGTGATGGAACTCTTGTCTCACCGAGGCAAAGATGGTGATTTGATAAGCAAGAGAAGAGATGAGTTGTACAGGTTAGTGAAATGGGAAAACTGGAAAGATGTTAAAGCGGAAGAACTACTCAACGAGTGGAATGTTGATGAACAAGAGGTGCTCTCGTGGGATTCAACGGACCCTGACGCGATAGGGTTTGAGGTGGTTTGATGGCAGAAGATAGTAGCCCAGTAGCCCGATTCATAGAAAGGTTGACTGGCCCCTTCCGCAGGAAAAGTACTCCTGAGCCAATAATGCCACTTTGGAAGGCTGGTATACAAGAACCAGTTTTAGTACAAGGTGTCAGCATACCTGCATTATATGCTACAGTGCAAGAGAGCATCATACTCCGAACTACTATCAACACTTTAACTCAAGAGATATTCCGGAGAGGGCATTATTGGAAAAAGAAGTTTCATTTCAAGTGCACAAAGTGCGAAGAAGAATATCAGCACGAAGTCAAAGAGTGCAAACTATGCGGTAATAGTGATTTCAAAAAACCTGACGTAGACCAAATACTATACCCTCGATGGTTCATCAAACAACGTAATGGTATGGACCAGTCTTTCACCGATGTAATGAGAGAGATAGAGTTTGACCTAAACATAGTGGACGATGCTTTCATAGTGCTATTGAAAGAATACTATATCAATCCAGATAATAAACAAATTGAGTTTTTCAGAGTCAAAGAGATGGTGCGTGGTGACCCTACGTTCATGCGGATAGTCGCTGACAAAAGAGGGGTTAGAGGGGGTAGATATCTAGTATGTCCTGTACACAGAGACAAAACCCACCCGTTTGGCGGAGAAGATAAGAAGTGTGAAATCTGCAATTTAGAATTACAAGATGTGCATTTCATCAACACTGCTGGCTCGGGTAAAACTCAATACTACATTGAGGGAGAGGTAGTTCACGTATCCAAGTTCCAACCGTCTAAACTCTACGGTAGAAGCCCTGTGGCTACAATGTGGCGACAGGCCATGACCTTGTCTGCAATGGATAACTACATGTATTTGGCGTACCAAAAGAGAAGGATACCTAGAGGTGTTCTCGCAATCACCACAGACAATATCCAATCCACTGCATCCTTTTGGAAGGGCGCTGAGGAAAAGATGGAGCGTGACCCTAATTACATACCTAAAGTCGGTATAGAGTCAGCCACTGGTAGAGGTAGAGTAGAGTTCGTCAGATTCATGGACTCTCTTGATGAGATGCAGTATGGTGCAGTCCGTGACGAATTGCGTATGCGTATCGCAGCATTCTACGGAGTCTCTAATATATTCATGATGGATAGTGGCAAGGGAGGGGGTCTCAATAATGAAGGCATGCAAATCCTTGTCACTAACAGGGCTGTTGAGTTTGGACAGAAACTCTACGGCCGTGATATATTCCCTAGAATGTTCCAAGAGATGGGTGTCACTGATTGGGAAATGACTCTATATCCTAATGAAGAAGAAGATGACGTCACTCGTCTACGACGAGATGAGATGGAAGTCAACATCGCTCAACGTATGGCTCAACTCGGATTTCAGCCCGAACTCACAGAAGATGCAGGTCGCGATATACGTTTCCACTATAAACAGCCTGAGCCACAACAGCAGATGGGCGCGGCCCCACAAGGAGGTGCTCCTCCACCAGCCCCACCAGGTGGTGCCGCCCCTCCTCCGCCTCAACAAATGCCTCCACCAGGTGTAATGCCACCAGGCGGGGCACCTATGATGCCACCTCGTAGAGGTGGGGCTCAAGGGATACCGCAACAAACAATGCCGCAACAAGGCGGTGGTCAACCAATGATACCTGGTGCCGACAGAGCCATGAGGGCTCAGACAGTTGCAGGTCAGCCTCCAAGAGTTCGTTCTAGAGGTAATGAGATAATGACTATGGAGAAAGCGGCAGGTTTGGGTGAGAGTCAAGGACTGAGAGATAGAGGGCCAGCACCAGTCAGTTCTGAAACTCAACAGTCAGGTGCACCTAAGAGTAAAAAGAATCAAAGAGGTGCGAAAAAAGGCCCTATGGAGCAAGCATTAGATGCAGTGCGAGACGCACAGGATTCAGCCTCAGACCCCCTCAATAATAAGAAAGACTCAAACTTACCTGGATGAGAATGTTAAAGTGGAGATAGGGGGTGCCATAGCCAATGTCCGACACGATTGTCAAACTGGACCCCATGGTTAGAAAACTCGAAACTAGCATTTCTGAGTTCAAAAATGCACTAGAAAGTAACGATTTAGTGGCAGCACAACAATTTCTTAGGTCTATTGCACAAACCAGTGATTACCTAGCAACTGATGTGACTGCAATATATAAATCAGAAGTAGATGGTAACAGAGCAGTTGGAGTCAATGACATATACGCAGGTGGTGCTCCGGTCATGGAGTTCAAAGACCAAGGCGCTATCATCAAGGGCGACAGACCTCTCGGTTATATCGGACCTGATGGTATTGCCTCTAACTGGAGACCACAACAAGGATTCGGTCAGAGGGTTGATTAATGTCTAACGAGGTCACCGATTTAGTCGATGCTCTTATCACAAAGATGGAGCGTATGGATGGTGACATAGGCAATCTCAAATTGCAGAACCAAGAACTCAAAAAAATGGTCTCCAGTCCGGAATACCTTCTACAGAAGTCCGGTTTCGTAAAGTTCGGCACTCCTGCTACCGAAGATGTATGGGGAGACCCTCTCAGAGGTGACAGGAACGAAGTAATAGAAAAGGCAGCCATCGCTATAGATGGAGTAATGGTTCCCAACATGCCTACTTCTAATGAAGAATGGCATGAGATGAATTGGGACCAGATTCACGCCATGGCTAATGAGGCGGCCATGACAGAAGGGAGGCCTGTTGACCAATGAAGCCAATGAAAGTAGATGTAGGAGAATACGCTCCTGATGTAGATGAACTAATAGAGAAAGCAAACAACATGGATGAGATGCTGAGTAAGATTGCATCTCTAAGAGATGACTCTCAATTAAGGAACATAACAGGTGTCGAGGAGGCACAGATGACTCATTATTGGACTAACCAATATCAACCGGAGGAAAATATAGAATCTATCAAGAGGCAAAGCATTTCTGCTGAGACAGTCAATCTCATCAACGCTAACCCTCACCAAACCGGCTCGTCACTTGCTGCTCATGAAAACAATGCAGGAGGTATTAGGAAAGGAGAAAAACCCGATTTCCTAGATGCTGACGGCGACGGTGATAGAAAAGAACCTATGAAGGACGCTCTCAAAAATAAGAAGGGTAAGAAAATAGGCATCAAGAAGGGCGGAAAGAAATGCCCTTGCGGTAATGGTAAGATGGCATCAGAATGTTGCGGGGGAGATAAAATGAGCAAAGCCCCTCCAATGCCTGGTGGACCTAAACCACCAATGGGTGGCGGTGGTGGCGGTGACGACGCTGCAATGCTCGCTGCTTTGATGGGTGGTGGTGACTCACCTGACATGGGTGGTGAAATGGGTGGAGAAGTACCTAGTGACCCAGCAGGAATATCTGACATGCTTATGGAGTTAGGAAAGAAAGTTAAGGCTCTAGGTGGCGGTGGTGGAGATATGCCAGCGCCTGACATGCCTATGGGTGGAGACGAAGGCGCAGGAGGACCACCTAACCTCCCAGGAATGTGATGAGGTGGTGGTTGTGTGCGTGAATCTCCTCAAGACTACTTCTTGAATGCAAAGGCTAGATTCCAACTATCCTTAGATGAGGACGATGCAGCAGAACTATATTTCGCTTGTCACAATTTAGTCAATCACGATTTAGATTTCGACTGGGATGATACCCTATCGAAGATGGAAGATATTCTCAAAGAGCAGAAGGTAGTGGTAGAACCGAAGGTTAAGTTTGGCCCTCCTAAGGTACAACAGATTCCGTACATGGCGACTGATTCATTGAAAGAACCGGTAGAGCCTACAGGACCTCCCAGCAACATAGACCCCTTTAATCGTCGTAGTGGTTTACCTACTAGCACTTTCAGACATAGGAGTAGAATACCTGATAACACACCTAGTGGTAAGTTCGGTGCACAGCAAGCGTGCATCGGTAATGGGCCGAACTCCCCGTACAACAAGATGCTCAAAACCTACGCAGAAGACTTGACTGCAGGTCGTTATCCTTTAGCGTGTGAGAAGAATACAGCAGCCGTTCGTGAACTGTTGGCGGATAGAGCGAAAGGTAGTGATGACCCCACTCTACCTGACGAGTTCTCATTACTCAATATGTTCATAGAGAACTCGAGAGCACCACTGTTGTATCAACATCTCAAAGATTACTATTTACCTAATTCTGAGTTCTTTGTAGGGAAGGGCGACAAGTATTTCGATGACCACGCAGAGGATGTTTTGAGAATACCTGAAGAGGTGCGTGGTAAAGGTGCGGTACAAGCCAAGTTTAACCACCCGTACCAAATAGAAGCCTACAAAGACTCAATTGGTCATCTCAACCCCGACTTAGTTGGGCAATTGCCTAAAGAAATGAGGTATAGGTTATATGAACGTAGATACCAAAAGTGGTTACGGGAGTATGAGCAGCGTTTCCCCAACTCTGATTACGATGAACGACAAAAGAGAAGGTTGTTCATTGACCACTGGGCGTTAGAATTAGACGGCGTGAAGAACTCAAATGTGTGGAACAATCTCTATGACACAACAGGGAGAATGAATCTCGGTGGGTATCCCTCGATTGCAACACGTGAAGATTACGATGAATTGAGGGATGTTAATCAACAACATGGCAATCTCGCAATTGAGATGGGCTTGGAGGCATTGTCATTTGATGATGCTGTTAGTGCAGCACAAGCGTACTACCAACATTGTGCTGAGTATCACTTGAGAGATTTTGATTACCCCCCTGAGTCAGAAGGTGAGAGATGGACAAGGTATCTGAGAAAGTTAGCGCCGGAACATGAGAAGGGTTACGATTACGAAAGCAAGTTGTATGCCGATGACGACAATAGAAATGAAGATGGGGTCCCTCAAACCCCATTTATTCACTTTGCTGATGATGATATATTCTCGAATGGGGTAAAAGGGCAAGGATTCTCCGGTATGGAGATAGGTCGTTTCATTAAACAAATGCGAATGGTCAACAAAGAATCAGCAGCGAACTTCTTCACTGGCCCTGTAGATGTGTCCCATAACCACGTACAACCAGTAGTTCGTCATGCAGATGCTGAGATTTACAAGATGCTCTTCCGTCGTTTATTGAAGGAGTCGCATAGATTTCGTCTACACAGTGCGGAGGAAATCTCCTCTGGAAAGAGTGGGCTTTACAGGCGTTTCAAACAAGCATATTCTGATGAGTGGAATGATGATTTTGACATACCGGACTGGCCTATGGACTCTATCGCTGATGTACAAAGAGCGCTTGATAAAGCACTTAAGGCTGGAGTGATAACAGACTCTGAATGGAGAAAGGCGGAACATTACGCTGATTTGGATTATGGTGGGCACAGTGCTGAGCCGTTTGCCTATGTGAGAAGGAGAGATTTGAACCACAAAGTCTTGAGTCCTTGGATAGACCCTTACGAAAGCATCGCTCTAGGTGAGGTGGATTCTAGTGATGGTGAGAAATCGTTGATGAGACGTATTAAAGCAGGCCTCAAGAAAATGCCAATGTACCCTCATCATACTAGACACACTAGAAAGGGGGGTTTGGGCAAGGAGTCCCAAGACACTATAGCAATAAATGCTCAACGATACCCACACGAGTTCAGAGCCTTAGAGCCTGAGAACTTCATAATATCAGACAGGCGTGAGATGAAAAAGCCAGGAGATAAGGGCTACAAGGAGTTCATATTAGGGCTAGGAGAACTAGGTAACGAGTATGACATAGTGATGAAACGTGGTTTGGGGGTCGGTCAAATCAGAGGTAACTCTGAATTACCAATACTTTCAGAGATGTTAAACGCAGATTTCCCCGAAGAAGAGTTCAGCGAGGCTCAACTCCAAAGTAGTGACGAGGCTAGAATAGACCCCAACGCAAGGCAACAAGATAGAGAGGACACGTTGGACGTAGAAGACCTTCTGAGAAACGCTCTCATTAGACATACTGGTAACCTTCTAGATGAGGGAGAGATGCCACATAGTGAACATGCTACAGATTTGCGTGGCTCGTTAAAAGCGTTAAGGCGCGTCAACTTAGGCGAAGAAGAAGCCAAAGGCTCTCTTGGTTACATACCTGCAGATAAGGGAGTATTCGCTGAGAACTCTTTGATGACTCCTGATGAGTCAGCCGTGAGAATGGTAACTATTAGGGACACAATGCCAATTTCTAGAATGTTGGAGGCTTTCGAGGACACTGGGGAAGATACCAAGGAGGAGAATAAAAACCGACTTAAACAGATGAAAAACTTCAAAGAATGGAGAGCAAAGGCTTTGAAAAAATTAGAAGGCCAAATGCCCAAAACCAAAGAGGATGCTCAACAATTAGTTAGGTACGGCCAAACGAAGAAGGGGCACGGTCTACAAGCGTGGCTTGTCAGCATGAGCAAGATGTTCTACTCAGGTAAGAGACCCTCTCGTAATACACACACTCACCACCCAGCACTGACATCGAATATGCGACTCAACAACATGAGGAACAACGGTGTCGAACAATTGGAAGATGGTTGTGGTATGGCTTCCTCTCAGACTTCTAAGATAACTGGCTCTTATGCACATAACATGATTGGTAAGAAGGGTGCTGAGCACGATAGAACATTGGAGCGTACATTCATGTTGAAATTGAGAGCCAGTCTTTGGGGCCTTGGGGGGACATTACCCTTACACACTGATGGTGTGACAGTGCTTGAGGACCCCGAGCCGTTCTATGAAATACTACAGAAAGCCCTCAAAAACAAGACAGTGCCCGAAGACCTGCTTAGACACCCATCAAAGTTCTTTGAAGAGGGCATGTTACACAACATATTCGCTTCCATGACTGCTGTGAGGGGCAGACACCGAGCACGCGGTTCTAACACCTTAGGTTATGAAGAGCCTCAGAAGACGAGGGTGATGCCTCATTGGAGAGAAGCCATACAATCTAGACTGAACAATGTCTCTCAAAATCACTTCTACCCATTAGTAGAAATCAATGGCAAGCACTATCTCGAACTTGAGCCTCACGGTCCTGACACAGGAGATAGGGATATATTCACCCCTAGCAATCTTCTTCATCCTAACTCTACCAAAAGCGCTCCTACCCGACAACAGATAGAGAGAGCCACTGGTAAGACACCGACCCCATTAGACACAGCCTTGTTTTTAGGTACTGATGCATTCTCCCCTGTTGTTGAAAATCAAACATCCCGTTTCATGAGCCAGCAGATGTTGGAAGTACCTAAACGATGTGTCATTCAACAAGACGGTAAGCCTGTTGCACTAGGGCCTCACCCTGCTGAGTTCGCCGCACAATGGGTAGACCACGTGATGCATTCACCTACACAATCCGAATACCGAACCCCTCAAGTCAATGAGGCAGCAGAAGAATTGTCTGATAAAGCCCAGTATAGAGCACATCAAGAATTAGGTGACGAGTATGAGTTAGAAGATGAGCCTGATATCTATTACAGAGCAGGGGTCAGTCCAGGCAAGGTTATGCAGATAGTCAAAGACGAGGTCAATTTGTACCAAGCACTACAGCACTCATGGCCTATCACTCTAGCCGATTACGCCTTAAGAGCCGCTAACAAAGATGATACGTACGCGGACCTCTCTCTAAAAGAGAAGATGTCTAAGTTCGAGGATGAGAATCTTCGTATTCATTCTGACTTACCAGTGTCTGGTAGAGCAGAGTTATCACGTAGACGTACTATGATGTATAGAATGTTAGAGTCTGGATATCATCTCATGCAGGGGGATGATGGAGATTTGATGAAAAGAGTGATGAGAAATGTCATACCAGCCGCGATAGACTCAGGCGATATTGAAGATTGGACACAAAAACTCTCTGATGCTGGGTTTGATTATGACCCAAAGACTAACAATCTCACATACAACGATTACCATTCTAAATCTAATTACAGTAAATATGTGATATCTGATAGACGTTCATTTGAAGCACAGAACAAACGCCCTCATCCACTAAGGCGAATCACAGAAGAGTCACCAGATAGAGATGTAGACGGGCACGTATTACTCGACTCTTACTTACACCCCGACCAAGGCCACCCGAAGATACTGGAGAGGCTCCACAGGATGTACAGCCCAACTTACGTTCATGATTTAAGGACTAAGTTGGAAATGTTGCGAGATAGAGACTCGAAAACAGAACATGAGAAATTAAACACTGCGGACCATATAGAGAATCTAAAGAGGGTCAATCATCATGAGAAGGACTTGAATCCATTAAGTTGGATGAAACCAGATAAAATGAACCAAGGTTACAAGCAAGAGAAAAGCACCACTGGTAAGAAGATAATAGAGTATGGTAAAGGTGCTCAACTTAGTATTTTACTGAGAAACTATTTCAAAGCCAAGATGAGCAACTCAGTTAGTCAGAATGAGTTGTTCCATGAGTGGAGTTCGTTACTCAACGCACCGAAGGGTTCTGCAAGTATAATGTCAATCATCGCTAGAGACTTAACCACTGCTAAGAACAAAAATGGCCGGCTAGCATTCCCCGAACACGCTAACACTTTGGCGGGTTACAATGATTCCTTACCCTTAGATAAGAAGTTCGAGATGTTAGCCGATTTTTTCCATTGTAGAGGGAGGTGGGATAATATACATGAGAAAATGGATATAGTGAGAGTACAACCAAGCAGTGTCCCAGTAGGTAGTAGAGGAGACCTGTCTCGCTCGAAACTGTCTTGCTTCCCTTTTAACAGAATAACACACCAGCATTTTGGGGTGGCAACGGAAGAGCAACCACTGGGAGAGATGTCATCGGGCATGACTGAATTACCAACAGGGGAACCTACAACTGCAGTTCATTTCTATCCCGAGGTAATGAATAGAATGGTGGGTTCAACATTGGACTCTACACCGAATGGTCAAGACAACTTTGAAAGTGTACCAGCAGGTCAGCAAAACGTGAGCGGTAGTGGGGAAATCCTTCGGTCTTTCGATGTGCTGACCGATATGGACTTACTTTACAAGGACGATAAAGACGAAGGGAAGCCTGTACCAGTCAAAGCAATGCACCGCATTTTCTCATTAGATGACCTTGATTCATTCAAAGGGCTGTCTGGAGATTGGGTCTTATCATCATGGCCAAAAGGCGAAAGAGTGATGGTTTCTAAGAATGGTAGCAAAGTACAGGCTTACAACACACACAAAGAGACTGTGCCTTTACCAAGTAAAATCAGAGAGGGCGTGCGCTCTTGTCATAAAGCGGGTTTCCTAGTCGATTGTATTTGGGATGGGGAGATATTGCACATACTAGATATTGTGAAGGCCGGTGATGAAGACTTAGGGAACACAGAGACCAAAGATAGAGTACGTCATCTCCGAGCCAACTTTGCAGCAACCGAGGTAGTGCTTATACCTGCACCAATTAATACAAAGAGGGTAGATACAGTGGGGCTAGAGAGAGCAGTCGATGACCTCATGAAAGAGAAAGGGGTTAAGCAGGTCATGCTGAGAGACGCAGACTCCACTTACATGAAGGGAGAAACTAGACACCCAAAATGGTTGTTGATGACTAAAGAGCATCAATTAGATGTTATAGTGTTAGAGACAGGAGGTGCTTGTCTCTTAGGAGTAGGTCCATTGTTAGAAGACCAAGCCAAGCGCTTGGGTAACAGGGCTGTGAAGTTCAAGGGTGAACATTACATGGATGTCGGCTCCTTAACAAAGGACGGGTTAGAGCCTGGCCAATGCATTACTGTCAAGACATCAAATGTCACCGCGAAAGGGAGAGACAATCTGAAAGTATTCACTTTACATGGCGCTAAATACATCAAAGATGCCGAAGCCAACTCGACAGACAGCCTACAAACCCTATCTCTATTGAGTGGAGAGAAGAACCAAGATGTGCCCCACAATGTCAGAGTGAAAAAGGGTAGTGTGCATTTGGAGTTCCCAGCAGGACATGTTGTGTATGACACTGAACCACACGGTCATTCTTTCGTCATCAAATCAGTAGATGCCCCTAATGTATACTTAGAGACGTTGGCCGAATCACAAAGAGAGTATTGGGAACCACTCGCTGCTGTGTTCCTAAGAGCAGAGATAGAAACAAAGAAGACTAAGAAGGCAAATGTGGTACCGGAGCCTCCAGCAAATCATGACAAGAAGCCCAAGAAAGTGTTGAAGCCTGCAGAGCGATTACTCAAAGACCCTAAATTAGCCAAGCAACTAACGACTGCGTTGGAGGCTTTAGATAATGTATTGAAAGAGAAGACGACTTTTACTGGCCCGAAAGGGTTGGGTATAGATTATGCCACACCTGTTGAATCTCCTAGTGGCCCTACAGAGAACACCGAGGGGTATAACCTACCTGACCATGACCCAGCACACAGACAAAAGAAAGGCGGAGATTGTTGGTGTGGGGCAAAGGTCGGAGAGGACTGCGGTCAAGGCATGGGACATAAAGCAGAAGATTGCCCAAAGTTCTCACCATCCAATAAAGAAAAAGACAATAAACACTTAAAACTCCCGATATCATCATAGGGATTTAAGTAGGATTAGAAAAAAATCGTGCCTTAATGCTCATGATGCAGGCTCCTATTGAAGACCCTGTCTTATTGAAATCTAGGACTTCTGACTTAGTCGTAGCAGGGTATGCGTCTGTTGAGATGGTTGACAAGCAAGGAGACCTAATCACAAAGAACGCATTGAAGGACGCCTTCGGTAAGTTCATGAAATCTCCAGGTTTCAGAAACGTCCAACTAGCACATTCTAACATACAAGTAGGGGAGGTAATCCCTGACTACACTGATACTGGTGGCCGAGTATGGAAGTCGGAGGTAGATGACACGGGAATGTTCGTTGTTATCAAACTCCGCAACGATATAGAGAAGGCACGAGAAGTAGCAGCAGAGATTCGCAAGGGGAACTTGAAATCGTTCTCCATCGGTGGGCAGGCTTTCGAGCGTGTCAATAAACACGACGGCACTAGAGGTGACTATCGTGAAATACGCCGCATGGAGTTACAT